TGATCCTCCAAGTGATTGTCAATCTTGCGTTCCACCCTACTCAACACCTTGCGCACATATGCGTGATCATTGGCATTTTCCCGACGTGCGCGCTCAATCAGGACAGCAGGCAGGACAGCCGCCGAGACGATGGCAACTGCACTGATTAGGGCTACGTAGATTTCTGTCGGCATGAGTGTCCAGCCATTGCTGCACTCTGGCTGGTATTGATTCTGCCTTGAAATAAGTCAAATGCCATGGCTCCGCGCCAGATCGGAACTCCCAGCAGAATCCGAAGCTCAGGCAGTTAGCTTCCATCCATTCCAGGCGCTTGCCTGAAGCCTCAAAAATGTCAACAGCCAAGCCCAAATTATGCCGACTACTACCCGGTACGGCCATCGGAGCCAGCCCTGGCTTGAGGTAGTACTTTTGCCCTTTGTAGATTCTGATGGATTTGCTGTTGCTGATTGGTGCTGTGGTGTACCTGGCTAGAAAGCCTCGTTCTTGGGTGGCTAGGTCGCGGTATGTGTCACCGACGCTGGTGGGCTTGAATGGCCTGATGCCGTCAGCGTGCGCAGCTTTGCGCATTGCCTCATATGCCTGGGCTGCCAGCCAATGCAGCCGACCGTACGGCCTGATCGAGCGCAGCAGATATGCCGGTACTTCACCAGGTTTGACGTTTGCTAGATCAGCCGGTAGCCGTACTGGCTTGACTGGCCTGTTCACTGGCGGCCGTACCGCGTGTCTTTAGTGTTTGCCCAGGCGTAAATCATTGGCAGCACTGCTGCTAGCCCGGCGCTTAGCGCGTTTCGCCATTGCCAGCCGTCTGCGATAAGCACGGCGACGAATGCTGCGACGAATGCTTTCAACCAATCCTCGAGCACGTGTTGCCATTGTTCCCACTTCATTAGCCCACCAATGCTGTGATTTCCGCTTCGGTCAATCCCAAAGCGGCCAACTTTGCCAACGCTCGGTTTTTCGCATCTACAGCGGCAACAGCAGCCTGTTGTGTTGCTTCGTATTGTGTTTTGGCGTTGTCAATAGCCAATGTTTCGGATTCGTCTGCATCTCTAACGACTGAATCAACTTGAACTTTGTACACAATGATGCTCCTAGCTGTTGATAAGTCCGTACACGCGAATGGTTCCACCAGTCAGTGTTCCTGGTGTTGAAAGAATGGTGAAAGCCGTGTAGCTGGTTGTGTCATTGAGCCATCCTGCAAATAGGTAGCTTTTGCTGCCAGTCAAACTGACTGCATATGATCCGCTGACAAACGTGTGTTTCGTTAGGAATGGGTTGACAATTTCAATGTTTGCATCGAGGCCGCTGGCGGTACCAACTCCAACGGTGCTGAAATTGGAAGCGTTGTTGTTGGCTGTTGCTGACGCTGTGGCAGTCGAGTAGGTGACATGGCTGTAGCCGGCGTAATAGCCGGTGGTTGTGCTCCCTAGTTGTAATTGCAGGTCTGATGCGGTGCTGGCGGCACCACCACTGATCGTGATTTTGTAAGCGTCATAGTCGGCGCTGAACGCGCTTGACACGGTGACCGATGAAACAGCGCTGCCGATGGTTGTTGCTGAAATCAGTTTCAATCCCGAAACCGCCGCAAAACTGTCATTAAGTTGCTGCGCCAGCAACACATCTCCCGCGACAAATGTATGCAATGCCATAGTTACCTCATCCTAATACGTTGGTGCTGTTCATTACGCCGTAGGTCGCATCATCCAAAATGAGCTCATACACGATCGTGGTTGGGCTGGTGTAGAACGTGATGCGGTGACCGCTAGCCACGTTAATGATGCCCTGAATGCCCTCGACTGCCAGTTCGGTCGCAATCTCGCTGCCTAAGCCGGGTATCTGTTTGTGGATGCTGATGGTGTCACCAATGTCAATGGTTGATACGTCATCACGCTCCAGGCTGGTCAGCGCAGCAAATGATGTGCTGACGCTGGTGTACCTGGGCTTCGGGTTTGGCTCAAGCAGGTAGGCAGCCAGATCGTCAATGCTGGTTTGTTCGTGCAGCAGGCTGTTGGTGATGCTGTAATTCTGAGTGAAGTATTTGGTGATGCTGGTGGCATCGCTGTCGGTTGCTTCCGTGCCATCCAAGCCACGCACATACGCCCGGTTGATTACGTTGTCGGCATCGAACTCAACCTCCACCGCGTCGTACTTCGCCCCGGTGCCATCATCCTTGAAACTGATCACTGGTGCGCTCAGCGTCTGCCCAATGCGCTTTTGGAAGGTCACAGTGCCATCACGTGCCACGAACAATCGGCCTTGCTCGGCCTGATTAATTTGCTGTAGGTAGGCAAGCGTGTTAGTGCCCTGGGGCACCGTGTAGGCGCTGTCGTGGCCCAAATTGACTGTGCCGGTAGCGATGCTGGTCGTGCCTTGGTAATCAACCTCAGGCAGGGCTAGCACGCTGGTAATGCGTTGACCGCTGGTTTCGGGTGACACGTTGTACTCATCAAGCTGCGTTTGTGCCAGTTTGTAAAACTCATCAGCGCATTGCACATTGACAATGTTCGGGCCTGCCAGTTGAAAATCGTAGGTGTAGCTAGTCACCACGCCCACAAACAGATACTCGCCATCACGTGATAAGCGCACAGTACGCATCGGTGCCAGCCCAGGCTCATTGTTGGCCGGATCGTAATAGGGGCTGCTGGAGTCATATGGCCCGAGAATGCCGGTGTCATCGGTCATGGTGAATGTCATCACGCCTGCACCGAACTGGTAATCGGTCTTGCGCCGACCGCGGCTGTACACAATGTTCTGCGTAAATGGCGTTATGTCAGCAAACTGCGTCAAACCATCCAACACATAAGTCGAGTTATCTAGGACTCCGCGCGTGCTGTCATCCAGCGTGAAGGCCGATACCGGGAAGCCTGTGTCCAGCTCGAGCAGGTAGTCACCTGATTGAACTACTGAACTGGTCATATCGCAATCTGCAAATCAAGTGGGCCGCTACGCCGGTTGTAATCAGTCAACGCATCCACGATCTTGTCAGCCAACGTGGCTTCAGCAATCGCCGCATTAACAGTCACGTTGATGGTGTCCCCACGCAATGAGCTTTCCAGGGCTGACAAATCCATGCCGGAGAAGTCCAGGCCAGCAAAACCTGTGAGTGCATCGGTTGCGGTACCTGCAGCGCCTGCACCGCCAAAACCACCGCCAACGGCTTTAGCAATACCGCCACCGCCACCGCCGACGCTGGGCAGTTTGACTGTGGGTGCTGGCACGGTTGGTGTGCGACCAAACGTACGCTCCAGCAGGTCGGGGCCACTTGTACCGCCTGTCATGCCAGGCGTAGTTGAGGTAGTTGATGCTTCACCGCTGCCTGGAATGTTGAACTTGGGCAACGACACATTGGGCACCAGGGGAATGTTGACACCGGGCAACATGTTCACGCCACGAATGATCAGGTTGATCATGCTGTTGAAACTGTTGACGATTCGCTCAAACACTCCGATGATGAAGTTGCCCATTGTCATAAATGCGTTTTTGACACCACCCGTCTTGGCTACGAGTACTGCAAATCCGGCCACTAAAGCACCGATAGCAATTACAACTAGGCCGATTGGGTTGGCGCTCATGGCAATGTTCAACGCCATTTGCACGACTGTGTACGCCTTGACTGCCGCGTTGAGCACAACGATGGCAGCTGCCAGGCCACCGATGGCCAGCGTGAGAAAGCCCACCAGTTTTTGATTGTTTTGCACAAAGGTAGCCACGTTCTGCAGGATTACTGCGAACTTGTCAATGGCCGGTAGCACCATCTCACCGAACGTGTCAGCAATACCAGATAGGGCAAATTGCATCTTGGCAAACGACGAAGCACTTGCCTGCGCAGTACCACCAACCTGCTTCTCAATGGCCTGCAACACAATGTCCTGGGCCTCAAGCATCTTGTTGGACTCGACCAGTACCCGGATCTTGTCTTTCTCTTGCTCGGTGAACGTGACACCTGATTTGGCTAGGGCCGTGATGCCTTTGATTGGGTCTTGCAAAGCTTTACCAAGCTGAATGGCGTTGGTTTCGGCTGTACCGAAGCCTGCAGCCGCCAGATCAAGAGCTGCAAGTGTGGCCCGGTCAAACGCGCCACCAGCCTGCTCAACGGTCTTGGTCAGCTCGCTGAACGTGGCCAACTTGGTCTGCGTGGCCTTGATTACGTCAGCATCCACCGCAATCGTGCGCTCAAGCTGTTCTGCGTACTCTGAGACACGTTTGGTGGCCGTAGGCACGCCCATGCTGGTCAATACCTGATCCAGGCGCTGTGTGGCCTGCCTGGCTTCCTCAGCGCCCTTGGCAGCCTTTACGAGGAATGCTGTAAGCCCGGCAACAGCCAGCCCAGCCGGTACGGCAGCCTTCTTTAGGGCAAACGAAGCCTTCGCGCCAGCGCCCTCAAGTTGCTTGAACTCGGCAATGCCCTTACTGATGCCTTTGCCGTCAAACTCGGAAATAATTGGGATTGTTACAGCCATTAGCGAGCCAGTCTACGATTCGCTGCATCGGTAATTTTGTCGGTCAAATTGCGCAAATTGTCGTTGACTCGCTCAGCGTTCTTTTCATAGCTCGGCCACATCAAACGTGATGGTGCACCATAAAGCGTTGACAGCACCTGACCAAGCCGATTGGCGTTGCTTCGGCCTGCCATATCAAACACAGTACCAATCGGACTTTTCATGGTGACGCTGAATACCGCCAGGCTGTTGCCGCGCCTGCGATTGCTGAACCTAGCAATGATTGACTTGCTTACAGCGTTCGGTGCCCACGGAGTAAGCCGACCGGCTTTCCACTGCCTGCTAAATCCAGACAACGGCAAACGCACGACCTGGACTCGAGCATGCTTGACAATCGGATCCACAATCTGCTTGAAGTCGCGTTTGATTTCCTTAGCCAGGTCTGGCTCAAGTTTCTGCAACTCGCGCAACGTCTCTTTTACGCCGACGATGGTGACTGATGCACTAGCGACCACGTTTGTCCCTCATCTTTTTAGCGAGCAGTTGAACGGTAGCCAAATCCTCCATATCAAACTCCACATTGCTTGGCCAGAATCCGGTAGCCAACAGCAGTTCCGCTAATCCGCGTCTGAGGCTGCCGGATCCGTAGGGTGTGGTTGCGCGACCTCTGCCACGCTGAAATCCTCGACCGATTGAAGCCACGTGTCATAGTCGCGGCCTTCACGCTTTTCGGCTGTCAATGCATGCCAAGCCATGTACATCAAATCATCAATGCCTACGCCTGACTGCAAATCCGAGGTACGGCGCTTGAACTTACGCTCCCAAGCTGCCGCAGTGGCAATCGTTGTGTTGACCGATTCAGTGACCTGCTGCCCGGCCGGTGTCTTGTAGGACACCTGAATGGTCAGTTTCACGGGGTCGTGTCCTCAACCAAGGTGCCGCCAACCAGCGTGATTTCCACTTCGCTGAGTTCGCCCACCGAGCCGTTGACCACATCAAGCGCTTCAAGGTAAGCGCCGGTGACCTGGAACTCTGGGTTGGTTGCGCTGATCGTGCCCGAGGTTGGCTTCACTGCGACGTAGCAGCGCGTGCCGACCAGGGCAGTGAGATCAACGTAGGTGCCGGGCGTGGAGCTGTACTCCATCAGCAACGTGGCTGTCACGGTGACGTTGGTGAGTCCACCGACGAACTGGCGGCCGGTGTCACCGAACGATGACTGGTCGAGTGACTCACGCGACTTGGTTACCACCACCGACTTGCACTGGTCGGTCAGGTCAACGGTTGAGCCCGATGATGCGCCGATTGCGAATGTGGGGCTTGCGAGGTAGGTAGTTGCGACAGCCATGTAACGAATCTCCTTGTGTTGGAGGCTCGCTGCAAGCCTGTTGGCATTCTAGTAGGTCTATGGGCTGACTTTCGTGTTGATTGTCAGCTCATACGCCGGATATGCCGCGCCACCGTAGTCAACGGTCGTGGGTCGGGCCTCGGTCAAACCTATTTTGGCTTCGCGAATCAGGTCGGCTAGGTCGAGCAGCTGGTCAAGCGTGCGGTTGTCGCCGGTGCCCATCCCGACGATGATGACGCGGAACTGCATGTCTGCAACCACGTTGGTTTCCACAAAGATTGTCGGTGCCTCAACGATGCAGCAGGGCACGTTGATATTGCGTGGGTCGTTGAACACTGTCAACCCGGTGATGGTCTGCAGTTTGGCTACCAACTGGTCATAGCCAGTCTTGAACAGCGTGTCAGGCATCAGGCCACCTGCGGCTTATTGACTCCGAGCAGGCGCAGGATCTGGCCGTAGTTGCCGGTGACCGGGCCACCTGTGGCCAATGGGTCAAACGATGCAAACGCTTCGGTCGATCCGCGCTCACGGTAAAGAATCGCCGCGTACTGCACGGTGCCAAGCTTGGCATCGCCACCCGGTACGGTGCTTGGCGAGTCAAAGTAGCCCGACTCCTGGCGCTTACGGTACGCAAACTGGTTGGCTGCACTGATGGCCATGTTGGCTACATCCAGATCGGCGCTGGGGTTGGTGAATGTGTAGCCCAGGTAATCCTCCAGATCGCCCAGGACAATCCAACTGCATGTAATGCTGTAGGTAACCGTGCCGGAGGCTGCTGCTCGATCAGCGTCATCCGTGGTTAGCGCAAACTGCACCTGGTTCGGGATGATGGTGTCAGTGTCGTACTGGTAATCACCTTGCTGCGATACGCCAATGAAGTAGTACTCCGGCAGCGCCAGAATCTTGTGTGTGCCATTCCACGTGGCATTGATGCCACTGATGGTTATTGACTGGCCGACCTCAAAGTTATGAGGCTCCAGCAGCTGAACGATGGCAACGTTACTGACAACCTGCTTATGGGTTACCGAGTAAGTCGCCACCGTTCAGTGTCACCTGGAGGGAGTGAACTATCAGCTTGCAGCAACGAACTTGGTCGCATCAATCATCAAGGTGGCGAAGTAGCCACGGAACTTGATGTAACGCGACAGCGAGCCGTCAGCGGCTTCCACTTGAAGCGCGCCCTTCTGCTGTTCGTAGATCTCGAAGCCGTCTGGGTTGAGCACGGTTGGTGCGGCTGCCCAGTGGCGGTCAACGATGACCGTGAGGCCGAAGGCGTTGAGCGACATAGATGCCGGTGAGGCATTGCCGAAGGCGTTCATCGGGCCGATGGCCGGGAACAGTGGGCGGTCTGCCGTGTCAACCAGTTTGCCGAGGTTGGCAAACGCGCTC